GCGGCAAAGGACTGTCGCCTCTTTTATGATTGGCTGAACAGCTTCGAGAACATTGTTATTTGTTTCGATGCTGACGAGCCGGGACAGAAGGCAGCGAAGGAATGTGCTGATCTGTTCGGTAACAAGGCAAGGATTGTTAAGCACGTCAACGGCTACAAAGATGCGTGTGATTATCTTGTTAACAATCAGTCGGAGATGTACACCAAAGCATTCTGGTCTGCACAGCCTTACACACCTGAAGGTATTGTGGGTGCTGGTGAGCTACGTGATCTGATCAAGAAGCCACTTGTTAAGTCTAAGGTACAGTACCCCTTCGAGGGGCTGAACAAACACCTGTACGGTATACGCACAGCAGAGCTGGTTACTATTTGTGCAGGCTCTGGACTAGGTAAGTCTACTCTCCTACGTGAGGTAGTCAGTTCCATCATGGCACAGTCTGAGGATAACCTTGGTCTGATGTTCCTTGAGGAGACACCTGAGCGTACCATGCGTGGCCTTGTAGGTCTTGAGCTGAACAAACCTATCCACTTACCTGACTGTGAGTATGACGACAGCGACATTGACCTTGTGTACGATACGATGGACTATGAGAACCGTGTCTATCTCTGGGAACACTTCGGTAGTAACGAGATAGAAAACGTACTGGGCAGGATGAGATACTTCGTCAAGGTACTGGGCGTACGTTATATCGTACTGGATCACGTCTCTATCTTGGTCTCTGACCAGAGCAACGGTGATGAACGACGTGCCTTGGACATGATCATGACTAAGCTACGCACGTTCGTACAGGAGATGGGTATTTGTATGTTCCTTGTGAGCCACCTACGACGCCCTGAAGGGAAGCAATTGGAAGACGGTGCTGTCACTAGCCTTGGTATGTTGCGTGGCTCTGCGTCGATTGCACAGCTCTCTGATGCCGTCATCGGTGCTGAACGTAACAGTCAGAGCGATGATCCTATTGTTAGAAACACGACCGTGCTGCGTGTGTTAAAGAACCGATACACTGGTAAGACAGGCAAGGCATGTGAAGTCTTTTACAACGAGGCTACGGGACGACTAACACAACGTGATGAACGTGAGGAGAAACCGTTATGATAGTAAGGTTAGGTGAAACAGAACAGAAAGTTTGTGAGTACGTTGCTAAAGAGCGATACAACAATGCTCGCCGCAAAGGAATAACTGACAACAAGAAAGGTCCACAGTCAAATTACGATACCGACCTTGAAGGAGTGGCTTCAGAAATGGCAGCAGCAAAGCTTCTAAACGTCTGGCCCGATATACAGATTGAAGAAATACCTACACATGATTTAATTTTAGGAACATATACCATTGATGTTAAGGCTACGAAGTACAGAACAGGCAAGTTGATAGCAGCCTTACATAAAAAAGACAAAGCATGTGACTATTATATGTTGATGTTAGGTACGTTTCCGGAGTATTCTTTAGGTGGTTTTTGTAGAAAAGAAAAGTTATTGAATGAAGACACGATAACGAATCTAGGGTGGGGGCAGTTACATGCTCTTGAACAGAACGATCTAATGTCCTTGGATGAGTTTAAAAAGGAAACAATGTTGTGAGATGTATAGCGTGTGACGTAGAGCTAACAGACTACGAAGCAACAAGACGGTACGCTGTTAGCCAAGAGTTTGTAGACTTGTGCAACAAATGTTTCGCTGTTAGTCTAGATGACGGTGATGTAATTGACCGTGCTGATCTACGAACACTCGCAGACATAGAGGAGAGTATACACCATGAGCAAGATTGGGACTTGGATATTGGAACAGGAACAGTTGACGGAGACTTACCAGAAGTTTAACCACGACGCTGAACGTAACGAACTAAACGAGAAATACGATGAATACCTGTTACTTGGACATAGAAACTACTTTGGATCACTCAACGATCTGGTGTGCCGTTACGAAGGTGAAGAACAACACCCAAGTACATACGACACCAGAGTCTTTGAAGAAGGTGTTGCATGAAGCGGAAAAAGTTGTTGGACATAATCTCATTGGATTTGATTGTCGTGTTCTCGATAGTGTTTGGGACGTACGCATTCCTAGGGACCGTGTTGTGGATAGCCTCTACCTCTCCCGACTGTACAACCCTAGCCAAGAAGGTGGTCACTCACTGCGAAACTGGGGAGCAATCCTTGGAGGAACAGGAAAGCTCGACTTCACAGACTACGACGGTGGACTAACAGACGAGATGATCGAGTATTGTATAGCTGATGTTGAGTTGACTGAGCGTGTGCATCAGTGGCTTGAACTACAACTACGCAAGGAAGGTTTCTCACAACAGGCTATTGATCTTGAGCATCGTGTAGGCTGGATCGTGACTGAGCAGGAACGCAACGGCTTCAAGCTTGACATACCCTTTGCAGAGAAGTTGATGATGGATCTCATGTTTGAGATGAATAACATCGAGTCAGAGTTACAGTCTATCTTCCCGCCTATCGTTCAAGAACGCTGGTCAGAGAAGACAGGTAAGAGACTGAAGGACAAAGTAACTGTGTTCAATCCCGGTTCACGTAAGCAGATTGCAGAGCGACTGCAAGGTCTTGGTGTTAAGTTTGACAAGAAGACTGAGAAGGGAAACATCATCGTTGATGAGAAGGTACTTGAAGGGATAAAGCTTCCCGAAGCCAAAGCTGTTGCACGTTACATGATGCTGCAAAAACGTGTAGCTCAGATTGATTCGTGGTTGAAAGCTGTCAAGGACGATGGTAGAGTACACGGCAGAGTGATCACTAACGGAGCTGTGACAGGACGTATGACACACCAATCACCTAACATGGCTCAGGTTCCAGCAGTATCTGCACCGTTCGGTAATGAGTGTCGTAGTTGCTGGACTGTTGATGAAGGTAACAGGTTAGTTGGCATCGACGCCAGCGGTTTAGAGCTACGTATGTTGGCTCACTATATGGACGATGAGAACTATACTAATGAAATCCTCAATGGCGATATTCATACGGCTAATCAACGAGCAGCTGGACTTGAGACGAGACCTCTTGCGAAGACATTCATTTATGCGTTTCTGTATGGAGCCGGAGATGCTAAGATCGGAGCTATCGTTGGAGGAAATAGCGTTACTGGAAGAAGACTTAAGGAAACATTTCTATCTAACACGCCGTCTCTTGAAAGAGTTAGAGGAGATATTCACAGACAGGCTGTATCAGGCATCCTTGATGGACTCGACGGACGAAAGCTCAGAGTCAGATCAGAACACGCCGCACTGAACACATTACTACAAGGTGCTGGGGCTATCGTTATGAAACAAGCTTTGGTACACTTGTCAGATAAACTACGTAACATCCCACACAGATTTGTAGCAAACGTACACGATGAATGGCAGATAGAAACACCTGCCCACTACGCTGACACAGTCGGACGTATCGGTGTACGTGCAATCAGAATCGCCGGTGAGACACTCAGCCTACGGTGTCCCTTAGACGGCGAGTATAGAGTAGGTAACAATTGGGCAGAGACACATTAAGGAGAAACTTATGTCTGCAAACAAACTACCACCCATCACTGTACGCGGAACCGTCTACTGGTGCGAGCGTAACAAGCTCAACAAGTACAGTAACAAGTACCAAGTGCAGCTTGGCAACCTCAGCGAGAAAGCTGTTGAGGCCATTGAAGAGATGGGTATCGCACCGAGCAACAAAGGTGATGACCGTGGCTTCTTTATTACAATGAAGTCTAACAACCCTATGCGGTTGACCGATGCTGACGGTACTGAGATACCTGAAGATGTGTTAATCGCTAACGGCTCTGAAGCTGTTGCCGTTGTCGGTTACTACGATTGGTCTGTTGGTACTGGACGTTCACCATCCATGATCAAGATGAAGGTTACTAACCTGATCGAATACAGTGACAACGCTGTGTCTGAAGCGGAAGCGTTGTGATCCTAATCGACGGTGACATCGTAGCTTATCGTTGTGCATTCAAGTGCAATGATGAGTCAGTCAAGACTGCCTGTTATACTACGGGCAGTTTCTTGTCTGATCTGGTAAGCGATCTATACACTATGATAGACGGCGAACCTGACTACCGTGTTTACCTAACAGGTAAGGGTAACTTCCGTAATGATGTAGCCGTTACTGCGCCTTACAAGGGTAATCGTAAGGACAAAGAAAAGCCTGTACACTTGCAAGCTATACGTGAATACCTAATCAAAGAGTGGAATGCTGTTGTATCAGAAGAT